GTCATACAATTTACTGAATATTCTTGACTCCATGTAGAGCTGAGGTCCCCTAGTGTGTCACGTACGTATACATAGATCAGATTTTTACTATCACTCCCAATTGCTACTCTATCACCGCTGAGTGAAACTCTAAAACCTGCATTATAAGCTAATGAAAGAGTAGCACGTAAAGTCCATGTAGAATTGAGAGTTCCCGGTGTGGTACGTGTGTATATGTAAACATAATTCGACCTCCAGGTTCCAACCGCTAACGTGTCACCATCGAGTGATACACAAGTACCGAAATAAGGTCTATATACCGAACTATCTCCGTAAATTGTATGACGTAGAGTCCATACGGCGGACTCACGTGTATACACACTCACATTTCCAACAAAAGATGACCCACTTACATTTTCTTTCGGCATTCCCACTATCAATGTATCGCCATCGATAGACACACTGCTACCAAAATATTTATAGGAGCCGCGCGACAACCTCACACTTTGACTCCACCCAGATTCTACGTCTCCAGGTGTATCACGTGTAAATACGTATACAGCATCATCCTCATCGGCTCCAACCACCACTGTATCACCATCGAGAGCCACTTGTTCATCTTCACCGAAGTCGTCAGAGGAATTACCACCAGTAGCTTGTAAATTTGCTACCTGCTGTAAACCAGCTGTAGTTGTAGTTGTAGATGTAGTTGTAGTTGTACTATCAACAAGTTCGGATACGGAACCATAAGGTTCCCGGGCAGCTTGAGTTTGGTAGAGAATAGAATCATTGAAAACGTATCCAGCCGTATGATATTTATGGTATAAATAAATCCAATCACTCGTGATTTTTTCTATAAGAGTTCCACCAATATAAAGTTCTGCGTAATCTATTGCGTGTATACCAACGTTATTTGTAAACGGATCATCATATGAGCCATCATGCGCTGAATATCCATTATGTGCAACACTACCTGTAAAATGTCCCGAACTTATAGAAGCTTTATAAAATAACTTATATCGAAGTGTTAATGTAGTTATCAAATCACCAAAATCTACCGGTATAATACACATAGTTTCTTCATCGAACTTAGCACTTACTAAAGGAACTTCAATTGTATTAAATGCAAATTTTGTATGTTTTTTAAAATTTGATAAAAAATGTGAAAATGTAGGATTTCCTGATATGAATTGATTTTGTAATCCAGTTATGGCTATCTGTAATTTTCCTGACATAGATAACTCTTATTTGAATAACATATTTTCTTTTTAAGCAAACGATACAAAACCATTACTAAATCGAAGAATTTTAAAACCTGTATAGTACATATGAAATTTATATTCGGGGTTAGCGAGTACTAAAGCCCCGGTCGATCCATGTTTAATGTCTAAATTATCAAGTAATTCGAAGTGGAGTTTGGTTTTTTCAGAATTTAACCCGGAAAAATCGAGAAACCCGGATGGCATTGTACTTTTAGGGAATAATGCAAAATTATATGAATATATATTATTTAACAAATAATTATCTAAAGGGGGTGTGTACCCTGCTCTAGGGGTTCCAGCTGATACGGATAATTGTGATTGCATTGGTATATAAATTGAAAAGTACTCATGATCAATATTAGATATACTGGGGAAACGTTCACCATTTAATGAAAAATACGCATTCTTTAACACATGTGGGGAGTTGGATACCGTGGAGGACGTGGTGGGTTGTGCTTTACTAAAATTGAACCGATTTGATGTAAGTGCGTTTCTGAAAAATTTGTTCGAATCGGATGACTCCAAACCCCTATATTCATCTTCATCTTCGTATCCACTGTACCGAAAAAACCAATGAAAACATTTAACAGGTATTGACGGTTCTAATTGTACTTCAAATAATCGTTTATTTGTTTCTAATGGTATGCTCGAATGTTTGTTGACAAAATCACAAATAATTTCCCGATTGTTCTTTTTAAAAAATAGGGACTCTTCATTAGAAAGTGTGATTTCTTCAGTTATAATTTTAAATTCTGTCAATTTTTTAGCTGGTGGGGGAACTGGGGGTCCCCGTCCGACATCACCCCCGTACACATAGGGTGGGATATCTAACGTAAAAAACGACTGTTTAAAAAAATCGATCTCAAGTAATATTTTCTGTTTATGAATTGCACATAGCGGAAATGGAATTTTATTTTGTTTATTATTTGAATATACATCTCCACCATAATTTTGGCTAAAAAAGAATGGAATATGGATGTATATGTCAGGTTTTACTGTGTCACCCTCACCCGCTGACGAACCAACCAAATTTCTATTGTATGCCAAATTTGCACTTATTTTTTGAGATTCTGTTTGATATAAGTTATCATAAATAATACACCAATCCGCAGTTATTTCCTCAAATATTTGTTCATCGATAATAAATTTAATACTCTTTATTATTTTTCTTCCCAGTATCTGCCTATCCCAAGCCCATTTAATTGTTTCGCTTAGTGTGAAAACACCTCCAGTACCACTTCCTACGGCACCGGGTATATTATCATTGGCCCATGTGAAATTGTCCCTAAAATTTTCCCAAGCATTTTGGCCATTACTGCCAAGAGATTGAAATCTACCAGTGGTCCAGAACGTAGAATTTGGAAAACCGGGACCAGGATTTCCCGCAGCGTAAACTGCAGCCCATAAATCACCGTAGGATGTATAATCACTTGCTTCTAGAGTCGTTCCGAATATATATATTTCAGCTTCTTCTGTTACGAAAAATTCTTTATCATTCCATTTCGGTATCTTAATGTTTATCCATAAATTTGTAAGAAGATCCCCCATACTTTGTGGGTTCAGAGTAACCCGGACTGTTTCCCCAAATGGCCACGTCGGAATATTACCATCTTCAATTACATCGTGTACATTGTGATATTTTCTAAATTCCGAAGGTTGTTTATATGAAGTATTAAAAAATGATTTTTCCGGGTCTTTGGAAAGGAGGTGTGTATCCTGCATTCCAATAGCATTAAGGGCGATATTAGCAGCCTCACTCATACTTATCTACTGCTCACATATTTTTAATATCATTCTTCCACATGGTGATATTGAAAATCTGTATAGAGTCATTAAAATAGTATTTGACCTATACCATTATTGATACGAATAATGTTATAGCTTTTAGCAACGATTATTACCTGTTTATTAAAATATATTGACGCCTGACTCGCATCGTATGATTTATGAGTCCCATCATATGCGAGTTCCATCGTCAATTTAGCATCTTTTATTACACTAAAGTCTAAATGCCCACTTGGCTGTAATTCACCTGGCTGTAAAGCAAAACTGTATACGTTTATATTACGGTACATAGGTGAGCGTTTATGATATATATTTGGTATAGATGTTGACAGGAATAAATTATTTCCTGTAGTTTCATCTAATATTTTTACACCATCACATGTTAAAGTTACAAAGCTCTGTTTTGAATACATGAGTGGAACGTGTTTTTTTCCATATATACTCCTTTGCCAATCACTGAATATACCCGACCCCGACGACCATTCAATTGTACGCATTTGATTTAATTGTGATATCTGTGCACCTGTCCACTCTCCATATTTTTTAGCTATAAAATACATCTCTTTTACAGGATTTTTTAAGTCTAACCTAAATTCTCCTATTTTAGATTGTGGTTCGATGATAAATGTATTATGTTGATGTTGTTCTATTAATAGATTAATAGGTTTAGATTGTAATTTACATCTCTCAGTTTTATCTAAATGAACCAAATCTAGATTAACAGTAAAATTTTCTAATTCAAGTTGTCGTACAACTCTGCTATTTGCTTCGGCATGCCAGATGAATGCAAGTGGTATACGCACTTCCGTCGTGTTGCCATAAGGTGGCTCCTGCCCCCCTACATAGACAATTTCATGTGAAGATTTTAGTTTTATTCTGAGTCTAAGTTCTTGTTTATTAATGGCACACAAGGGAAACCCATTCTTAGGACGGTTATGAAAATAGAATGGAATCTGTATTCTAAATTCTGTATCGATACCTCCACTCCCATACATAGACCACTGACCATCTAACCATTCCTGTACAAACTCTCCGTATGCGCTTGTAAGGAAATGAGGACCATGTAGAACATCTAAACTCGCTGCATACGAATCAGGTACGTTTAATTCATTATAAATAAAGATGTCATCTCCGGTTATCTTATCTATCATTTGGTCTCCTAACAATAATTCTACATGTTCAATCACAGCAATCCCAAATTTATCAATGAGGGTAATTAATGGGTCGTTTGTGGCGTAACCACCCACGGGAATTTTACCATCCATTATATCGGGTAATTTAGATTTATCACAACTAAATGACAATGTTATCCCTTTGAGAATATCACCATTTTTTGCTGGGATTGTCACATCAATATAGTCATCTGTATATATTTTCTTATCAAAATTCATTTTAAAATTTTCATTTGCCCAATTGGTGTGTTTAGTATATTTTTTATTAAAAAATGAGAATTCAGGATTATTTAGTAATTGGTCACCGATAATACCTTTTGATATTATCTGGATGCGACCCGCCATATATTGTTATATGATTAATATTTTAAGCCACATATACCATCTG